CATTGTCCTGTACCAAAACCGTATCCTCCAAGTTCTTGTTCAGGTCCGACTGTATAATAAGTTTGAGCCCTACAGCTTCCTACATTGGCTGTGGTTCCTGATGCATTAGCATCCATGGTAATTGTAATAGTTGTTGCGGAAGGAATGGACGTTGCCATAAATTTTTTATCTTCAAAATCTGCATCGTTGTAGCCTGAGCCCGGAGGCGCGGTAACTGTATCTAGTAAAACAATATCATCTTCCGACATGCCATGAGGCGTTGGAAAAGTTATTGTAACAGTAGGTTGACTTGAAGTTGTAGAAAAATCACAGCCCGTGATCGTATTGTTGATAGGATGAATGTCGTAGTACTGACCTCCTGAATAGAGGTATAAAATTCTGTTAGTGCCGATCGCAGCATATTTAACACCAGCGTTATCGTCAAAATGGTGAATGGCTCTTGCGGCTCCCGTAAGATTATCTCCACCTAATTGGTCCCAGCCACCTAGTTTCTCAGGTGTGCCATATCTAAAACGGACATAGTCTCCGCCTGTCCACTGCCCTTCGGCACCAGTAGGTGTGACTTGTTTATTGAATCCTGGTAAAAAGTTTACTTTTTGTAGCATATAAAAACCTATTCATTATGGTTTATATCAGATTCTAGGGGAATTCAATACGTTCTATCGATATAAAGATAAAGAAGCAACTATTCTTCCTGTATTCGAGGACGCACAATGAGGAATTCCGCTGGGAATATAAAGAGCATCTCCTGCATTGATAAAATACGATTTTTTTATCACCGGAAAATAATACTCTGTTATGCCACATAACCCAAGGATAATTACATTTTCTTTATCATGATGAGCACACCCTTTAACTGCTTTAAATGAAATAAATAAATCAAAATCACCAGGAGTAAAATAGTTTTTAGTTCTATCAATCAATAAATTATATACAGGGTTTAAGTAGCTTGTGGTCTCTACCTTTTTGACTTGGTAAATATGCTCAAATACTTTTCTAAAATTAATTGTGTCCGTGGGCTCGGCTTTGATATACTGATGAAGCTCACTTGTATTTAAAATGTCAGTCAAGGTATCAAAATTAAAATCTAAATCAGATATAAAATTTTTAAAATGTTTAATTTTTTTAAATTTCATTACTTCGTCATTTGAAACCAACCAGTTACAATATATTTAGTTTCTGTTGGGGATACAATACCTCTATGCCGATGAGTAAAGTCTGAGGGCCATATAAGTAGGTTTCCTTTTTTAGCTGTTGTTTGGATTTTTTGAAAAGGGAACTCAGTTCCACCCCCATCTGTTACATCATTTAAATAAAGCATATATACTAGTTGTCTTCTAGACCCTGCTGTCGTTCGTTCGTGGTGAAATGCTTTATATCCCCCTAGAGGAGGAAACATAGATATTATATTAGTATACTCCGTTTTTAGAGCATAACCAATTGCGTATCTCTTCATGTACTGTGTGAGACAAGGTGTTAAAACTTGAAAAAATTTTTGAATTGTTTTGTGCTGTGTATCATTGTGAAAAGTAACGTCGATAGATTCCTTTGATGTAGTATCTATTTTTGATTGATTTTCAAAACCTACACAACCTGCCTTTTTATAACGGGTGTCTTCGTGATAATATTTTATTAAATCATCACATACTTTTTTATCGACATTATAGGTTTCTATAAAAGAGGGTATTAGATCAACATTATATATTTCTTTTGAAGAGGGCATTATTCAACAGTCAGTCTTTTAATTGTACTTCTTAACTTTCCTATTTCTATTAAAAATTCATAATTAAGTTTTGACAATTGTGTAATTGTTCTGTCTTTAACTTCAACCACGTCTTTGTAGTGACGGTTAATTATTTTTTCATTCTCTAAAACCTTTTTCATTTCTTCGTGTTTTTTTCTTAAGGAATCAAGATCATTAATAAGTTGATTTTTATGTTTCTCCTGATCCATAGATTTTAATACATCGTAATCCATAATCGTTATCTATCACACAAACAAAGCATATTCAAATTGAAGCGATGTTTGTTTTTAATAGGGGGTGTTCCTTTATGTTTTATATTACTGTTAAATATAATAGCCTCCCCTTCTTGGGAGGGAATAAATTTATTTTCTATAAAAGTTCCTCCATCGTTAGAGTGTAAATTGTATACTATAGATTTATAATGACTTTCTGGTGCATCTAAATGATAGTTTCCTACAGAAGAGTTGTCATAATAGTTCCAATATATTCTTGAAATAGTGTGTAGATTAGATTTTAATTTTTGTTTAATAAAATAAAATATTATTTCAGCATACAGATTTAAATCTGTTTCAAGGCGTACCTTCCTAACCTTATCATAAGTAACTAAAGCAAATCCAGCGTTAGGTCTACTTTTATCAAGTACCTCATTAAAAAAATCTTCTCTAGTTTTATTTTCAGTATCGTGTGGAAAGCCCCAGTTCTGTTGATTACAAAGTTTTGTAATAATATGTCTATTAATTTCGGGGGGTAATATATTTTTTATTTTATTTATCATAGAAATGTTACAACCACTATAACTCTTGCATGTTTCTTTGGATGTACAACTGCATGAGATTGTTTATCAAAACACAAAACCCTGGCTTTTTTTGAAGCAATCTTTTTAATTACTTTATTTTTATCGTTAAAAATATGAGTCGCCCCTCCATCAGTTAAATATATAATAATTTGTTTGTGATCAAAAGGATGGTCCACATGAATGGCCCCTCTTGAAGGAGACTGTGGAAAGGTTAAATTAGCAGCAGCTCTTAAAGTTTTTTTTAATTTAATATTCATTGTCTTACACAGCCTCGTAACAATCTTTATTACATCATAATATTTGTCTGATGTTATTTCTTGATCTCTCCTATCTTGTAGAGTATGTGTAAAATTAACCCTGTCGTCGACAATTGTTTGACCTATCCTTAGATAATAAGGACAGTCTTTATTTAAAAAATTATTGCAGAGAATCATAGTTTCTTCTGGTTTAAGTAGGTTATCATAAACTTGTATCATGTGTAGTTTATATTAATGTTTAATCTAAATTTTGCATCGGTGCATGTTGCTGAGTTGTGTTCTTTAGAAGCATCAAATAATAACAATCTATTTTTAACAGAGCCTACTTTTTTGTTTTCAACAAAGGTTGGTCCATTATTTGTATTTAAATAGTAAAGAGCTCCTTTAGTGGGATAGGTAAAATCAACATGCTTTGGATGCTGGATTACTTTGCTTACGTTTGGATATAAGTTAGCTTTGACTCTTATAAGTTTTTTATGTTTTATCTTTTTTAAAATAGGTATTATTAAATTAAAACAATTACTTTGCTCCCCATGAAGATAAAGGTTATGGGTAAAATAAAAATTATCTGTATCAAAATGAGTTGCCACGCTATTTTGATAATACCAAGGAAAAAAATCCCCTCCTACTGCATCTATAATATGCTGTGCAGTATCGTTATCTAAAAAGTTATCTATTATTTTCATAGTGCAGAGAAGTTAAATGATACTATTATTTTTTTAGCTTGGTCCGTGATTAATGGGGAACGATGTAATAAAAAAGCTGGAAAAATTAAAAGGTTACCTTCTTCAACTGATAAATGCATCTTATTAAATTCTGTTTTATATTTTTTATTGGATAAACTTATATAATATATTCCTGAAAAATTGCTTTGCGCATGAGTGTGCCAATCAAACTGAGAGTCTTTTTTATAGATATGAAACCAATGATTATGGTGCCATGTTTTTTTACGTACCTTTCCGTACAAATCTTTTTTTAATACGTCGATACATCTATCGGCTATCTCTTTAACATAGTCTTCCCAATAACTTCTTCTAAGAAGAGAGTCGGTTTCCCAGTCTGTTTTATGCACACCCTGTGTTGTATTAGCAGGTGTTTTGTTTATTTCTTTTAAAATTTTATTTTTAAATTTTTTGTGACTGTTCACTTTAAATAGATAAATGTATTTATTCTTCTTTAATATTAAAGGGCAGTCCCAAACGTGTGCGTCCGTCATATATATTTTTAGATCCTCTCTTGTTATAATGAAAAAAGACTTGTGTATATGTTTCTCCGTGAAACTCTTCTCTCCAATGTTCATGCTTACAACCATCATAAAGGAGAATGTCTCCTGGGTTTAATACAACTTCATGAATTTTTTTACTAGATTCTTTTAAATAGATGGGCCACAAGATTCCCCCCAGGTTCAGCGTTCCTGAAACAGCACAAGAGGCTCTATCTATATGTCTTTTTAAGATATCTCCTTTTTTGTAGAGTCGTGCATAAGAATAAGTTGGGACTAATTTTAATTTTAATTTACTCTCTATAAGAGGTTGTATATTCTTTAAAACTAAATCCATAGCAACATCTCCATAAAGAACAAAACTGTTGAGCACTTGTGGATCTCCACTTAATATTCCATGTATTTCAGAGAACGGAGATATGTATTTAACCTTTCTTAAAATTTTTAAGACTTCTCTCTTTTCTAAAAGATAGTCGTTTAAAAAGTTGCACAGCTCTTTGCTTATAATATTTCTAACTACTAAATGTTTCTTCATTTTACCGTGATATCAAAAGCAATACTTATTCGATCTTGTTTTGATCTGTTCCTTTCTACAGCATGTTTAAGATTAGACGGAAATAATAGCAACATGTTTTCTCGTGGGGTATGTTTATAGGCACTGGCATTACTGGAGCTATAATTATTAAATTCTTTTAAGTAAAAATTATTTCCTTGAGTAAATGGATTAGTAAATACTACATTACCAGATTTTTTTGGAACTTTTAGATAGTATATTAATGAGAAGTGTGTGTTAAAATGTTCGTGTGGCCAATTAAAATCACCTGGTTTATTAATGTTTATCCATGGCAAACTAAAATCAATGTTTCCAATTTTTTTTAAATCATAGATTTTTAATACATTTAGAATATGTTGTTTGGTTTTATCAAATAGATCTAAGAAAACAGGATGTTCATTTGGATCTAACTTAGGAGATTGATAACCCTCGTTAGAATGATCTGCGCTTGGCAGTTTTCTATAAACTTGCTTAGATAATTTTAATAGGTGCTTGTTTAATGTACCTACGTCCGATAGTTCCATTTCAGTAATATACAAATTAAAGGTAGACATTAGCGGACCGGCTGTTTCAGTATCAATGCTCATTGTTCTCTTTCTGTAAAAAAGAATACAAACTAAGGTCTTGTGTTATTTGTTTTCTGTATTCTTTTTTTCTCAGGTTTAATTTTTTAATAAATGGTTCCCATTTTCTTTTTAAAGAAGCTGTATCACATTCGCCAATATATTCAAGAGTAAATCGATCTGTGGGAGACCAATTCATACCTGCAGTAATACAATGTAATCCTCCAACATTACTAAAATGGTAATTGTTAGATCGGTCCAAGGAGGCTCTTAAAAATCCATTGATCAAAGTGGGTTTTAAATTAATTAGTTTCTCCTCCCATTGTTTGTTAAAATTAGCTTTCCAATAAGGAGTATCTTCTCTGTGTGACAAGGCGTAATGTAGTGCAACAAACTCAGCAAAATTTCTAAATAAATGTTTACATTGAAAAGTAAAATTATCTTTATCCCATTGAGATACTTTCTCTCTTTGTAGGTTTCTAATTAAATAAAACAAAAACTCATGGACAGAATATAAGCCGTTACTTTCTAGCGGTTCAATAAATCCAGCAGACAGTCCTATTGCACAAACGTTTTTAACCCATAATCTTTTATGGATACCTACATTCATTTTAATATTTCTAAATTCTAATTCCTTAGTTTTTAAATAATTTTGAAATTGTTTTAAGGCATCCTCATCAGAAATATATTTATCTGAATAAACATAGCCTGTTCCAATCCTAGACCACAAAGGTATGTTCCAGACCCAGCCATTCTGAATTGCAGTACAGTTTGTATAAGGTACTAATTGCTTTTGTTTATCTTGATAAGGTATCTTGGTAGCCCACGCAGCGTTATTAGGAAGTAAGTCTGCGTAAGATTCAAACGGTTCATCTAAAGTTTTATTTAAAAGTAAAGATTTAAACCCTGTGCAATCTATAAATAAGTCTGCTTTATGTTTATGGTTTAATGATACGATTCCCTCTTCATCTTGTTCAATAGTTTCTACATCTTCTTTTATATGTTTGATTCCTCGAGGAATACAATACTTGTCTCGTAACCATATACTAAATTTAGTTGCATCAAAATGATAAGCATAAGCTGTCTTTTCTTTATTGAATTTATTTTGATTTACATAGGCCATTTGTAATGGATAAGTGCAATCTGCGTAATCACTGTTGGAAGTTTGCGGGTAGATAAACTTTTTAAACCACCAATCATTTAGTTTGGCTAAGTTATCATGAGTGTAAGGCTCACCAAAAGGATAGTGAAAACTTTCGCCTTTCTTGTAAAAGTCTGTAAACTTAATACTTAATTTGTAGCTTCCCTCTGTTGCGCTTAAGAAATCTTTGTCATCAATTTCTAAATATTTTATCCAGTTTCTAATTCCTTCTATGGTGCTTTCTCCAACGCCAATTGTTGCTATGTTAGGTGATTCTATTAAAGATATATTTTTGTTAGGAAAAGCTTTTAACAAAGTAGCGGCTGTCATCCAACCAGCAGAACCTCCTCCAACAATAGTTATATTTTTCACTTAAAATTTTCTCCACGCGCCCAAATAACCAGACTATGTCTTGTACCAGATGTTATAGGTGTGACTCTGTGACGTAGAAAGGAAGGGAACAGTATAAGAGTTCCCCTAGGTTTTTTACTTATCTTAATAATTTTATCTTCAGGGGTTTTAATTTGTAACTCTCCTCCTGTATATTCTTTTGGATTACTTAACGTTATTATTCCAGACACTTTTCTTATTAGTTGATCACTAAGATAAGTATCAGTGTGCCATTTGTAGAATTGATTTTTTTTATATTCTGTAAATTGAAAATGTTCAAACTGATTAAATTCAAAATTCCAACCTGCATTTCTATTTGCGGTGTAAAAATAACCACTAAACGATTCTCTGATCCAATAATCAGATAGAAAACAAACGTTAGAGTTACGTACTTTTGTATCGGGAACATGACTCTTTCCTACTGAAGCTCTTCTTTTGGTAGTTTGTCGCCCTAGTTTAACGACATCATCACAAAAAAAATCACCCAATTGGTTTTCAAAAATCCAGCTATAGTCTTTTAAGATCATATTACTTTCGCAATATGATATATCATGATTTTTTTAATAAATCAATTATGATTAGGTAGATTTGATTTAGATCAATTATGACCAGGTAGAAGTATTGGGATCCCAAATTTCAGTTACTGGGGGTTCTTCATCACAATTAAGATGCTGCCATCTTTGATTATCTTCATCCCATGATGGCTGTTTGTCTTTTCCATCTTGAACGATATTGGGAAAAGCTACTGGGGCTTCGTATGCGCCTGTAGTAGTATTTAATGTCCAACTTGCATAGTTTTGTGGTTCACAAAAAATTTGATGTTCCTCGTTCCATGTTTTACCTAGGCCTGCGTGTTGGCCTCTTGTTCCATCTGTAAAAGTTTGAACCCATTTAACACCGTTGGTACTTAAAGGACATAATGTGGTAAAATGAATAGCTGCTTCTGGAGAACCATGACCTCCATGAATTACACAATCAGCGTCGTCTGCTAGTAAAACTCGTAGCACTAAATTCTCACTGTTTATTTCTGCAAAATAAGCCATTAGAAACTAATTGTTCCTGTTACATTGAATATTGCAACACTATCTCCAGTTCCTGTTTCTACTGTGTTACTTCCTGGAGCTACTGTTAATGTGGTATCGGAAGGACATCTTAAAACAACTCTTCCATCACCACCTGTTCTTGATGTAGGGGGAGAGGGTGCTCCTTTAGTTCCACCGGCTCCACCGCCATTACTACCATTACCGTCAGCGCCACCGCCGCCACTACCTCCAGGACTTCCTGGATTAAATTGACTTCCATGACCACCTCCGGCTCCGCCACCAGAGAATGCAACTGGTGAACCTGTTATTGAATTTGAAGATCCGCCGCCGCCGCTACCAGCATTACTAGTATTAGCCGCTGTTCCAGCGCCGCCAGCGCCACCGCCACCACCACCTTGGCCTCGACCATTGGGTGCTCCATGACCACCATTATTTCCTTCAGAAACTGGATATCCTCCGGCATTTCCTGTGCCTCCAGCGCCATTACCATACGTTCCTCCTCCACTACCTCCGGGATTGGCAGGATTCGCTCCTCGCCCTCCTCCAGTAGAAGAAACATCACCGGCAACACCTGCTATGGTTGAATCTGCACCATTAGCTGCACCTGCTCCACCAGAACCAACTGTTATAGTTGCTCCAGACTGGATTTCGATAGCAGTTCCTCCTGGGTAAGTTGTTCTAAAACCTCCTCCACCCCCGGGTCCGGGACTCGTGGAATTTCCTCCGCCGCCAGCTACAAGTAAATAAGTAAACTCTGCTATAGCCGCAGCTCCTCCAGAACCAAATCCTAAAATTTGGTAACCAAAAGATTTTGTTTTTACGGCTGTTTTATTTTTTGAACCCTTACCAGGCGTAATAAATGGTAAATTGTCTACGTCTCTCATACTGTGACCCCCTATGCGTCGTTAGCAGCGTCTGTTGTATAGAATAATTTAATTCCTAATAATCTTACATCACCTGTAAAGGTATCGCTGACATTTGTTGCATTTCTATGTACTTGAAAATACGTGTAGGTATCAGCTGCTGCTGATGAGATTGTTACTGCTGAACTTACTGGACTCACCATTACATCTTCAACGGCACCGCCGCCCGCGTCTGTAACATCTATAGCTGTTCCAAAAACAACGTCAGAGGTTGCATCATTCGCAACACTAACGCCTTGAAGTCCAATCATAGCATTTCCAGTATCTGTATTACTTGGAGCCCAAAAAGCTTGGAAGGTTACTGTACCCTCATTCCATGATTTAGGCATTGCAATAGAAAATTGTGCATATTCAATTGTACTTGGATCAAAATCTAAAACCTTCATTACAGGTCTAGTCGCTGTCGTTTCAACTGCATTTGCTTCAGCTCCATTTGTTTCTGTTCCAAACATTGCTTGTGCGGGAACAAAAATAGTTTCTAAGCCTGCAATTTTTAGAGCACCTGTTGCATCAGCTGCGTCAACAGCTTTTGCGATTCCTGTGCCATGAGGAGTAATGATAATGTCACCATTAGCTCCATCCGCAATTGTTATATCACCTGAATTAGTTCCAGCGTTTGTGTTTAAAATTAAGTCTCCTGTTCCATCGGTAGTAATCGTTGCATCGGCATTGTTGTCACCAACCCGGACTGTATCTGCTGATAAATTAACATTCCCAGTTCCGGCAGGAACGAGATTCATATCAATATTGGTATCACTACTTCCTGTAGATGAAAGAGTTGGACCAGCTCCACTACCTCCAGCCGCCATAGTAAATTCATTTTCTGCTGAGCCAGTAACTGTAATTTTCATTAACTCATTTCCACCAGTATCTAGAATAGATGTACCAATAGCTGGTGAAGTTAATGTTTTATTTGTTAAAGTTTCTGTTCCAGTAAGAGTTACCATTCCTAGATCAACAATATCTGGATTAGTTACATCATTAGCAGTTGCATAGATAATTTTAGTTCCTTTATCAGCAGCGGCCCATGTAACACTAGAGCCTGAACCAGTGACATATTTAAATTGAACTGTGTATGCGCCTGATGAGGCATTTTTAATTATATAAAAAGTTTGAACATCTAA